GATCTCATTGACCTGAACGCCTGGTGATACTTGAAATGCCATCGCTTTGTCCTCTATGTTTGAGTTAGTTAATATGTTTCATAATACGAATATTCAATGTTATTATTTATAATAATGAATATCCTATCACTAATGATCTGTGTTATCGTTTCTTTTTGTTGGATTACTTACCAAAAATAACTGATTTGGATGTACTGTAACTCTTAATTGAGTCATAAGTTTTCTGTTTACCAACATTTCTGATGCTGTATCCTTTTCAGTTAAACCTATTTCTACTGTATATTTCTTATTATTAAATGTAATACCATGTTCTATAACAGGCCTTTTATCAAATGGTTCTAAACCTCGTCTTGGTTCTGATATATCAACTATGTCACTTTCAAATGTGTATCCGTTCTTCTTCCATTTGACTGTATCACCATCGATCTGCATTTGGTCAACATGTAACATACTTGCAGAAGCTGCATTACCAGTATCAAATTTAGCTCTGACTGGATTCTTTTCCATACCATCAAAGACAATAGTTTCGATATAACCTACCTCTTGTCGCATTAAAGGTCGTCTTTGCCTTTCCTCAGAATATATCTTTATAATACTTTCAAGAGTTTGTTGATCTGTAATTTTAGTAGTTGAATTACCATCCTGATCATAACCCATAAAGTGAGAACGAATACCAGGTGAACCATTTACTTCTAAGATATAAAAATCTTGACCAACCTTACAATGATCAACACCACAATAAGAAGCACCAACACTACGTGATGCATTAATTACTAATTCCTTTTCTACATTTGAAAGTTGATATGGTCGTGTGTCTGCACCCAAGTGAACATTATTTCTAAATTCCTTATCATTTACTTTGATTCTTTCAGCTGAACCAATAATTCTATTATTCACTACTAGTGTTCGTATATCTGATTTTAATTCAAAATATTCTTGGATTAATAAATCAGCATTAAATTTCCATAATGACTGACAAACAGAAACAAGAGAAGCCATATCATTTACCTTTGATACACCAACGCCTTGTGTTCCCTTGAGTGTTTTAATAATAACAGGAAATTTACCACCAATATTATTATGTGCCTGTTCAATACTTTTAACATTATTTACTATTGATGTTCGTGGGACTGATATATTATTTCGTTCCAAGGCAATGATATTGGACATTTTATTATCACAAACTAACATTGCTTCTAAATCATTCACTAGAAAAAATCCAAGAGTTTGTAATGATGATACTAATGCTTGTGAGGTAAGTGTTTTAATTGCACCAGCTCTTACAAAGACCAATGAGTTTTTAACTTCTATAGTAACATCTGAATCCTTACCATTTACATTGTGTATTTTTACTTGGCCAATTTCAACATCCTTTGACGCAATATAAGCTTCACTGACATCAACCATGGTTGTTTTCATATTATATTTTTTGGTTACTTTCTGTATTAAGTCAGCAAAGGTTCCTTCCTCGTCTCCTAGCCCAAGGATAACTACATGCAAATCTTGCATTTCGATTGGCTCTTCTTGTGGAGCCTCTTTTAAATATTCCGTGAACTTTTCCATTCTGCCTCGAACCATATATTTCCGTCTTGGTCTTTAGTATATTTATCCTCTTCGTAATTACCACTTTCCACAAAGCCAAATGGTAACATATCGTCCTGGATCGCCTTTAATCTTTCCTTATATAACATGTCTTTCATATCAATATTGGTTAAACTCTGGAATATATCCGTAGATGTAAACCAACCAAACATCACTAAATTCATCATTAAATCATCATGATTACTAGTACTTGCCTCGAATGAATTACCCTTACTGACAAAGGTACTCATTTCGACTATTGTCTGTGCATCATGAACAATCAATTTTCCTTGTTCTATTAAATCTTTAATTGATGAACAACCAATACGTTTAACTCTTCGTGTCATGGTCGCACCAAGAGCATTAGCCTTGACACTTGATTCCACAAACATGTTTTCGTACTCTAAATCATAATATAAACCATTACAGACAACTCCACCCTGATCATTACTTTCAACTACAACATAGGCTTCGTTATATGTTTTAGCATATTTGTACACTATATCTGGTAGTAACATAGGTGATATATTATTATCCCTAAACACTGCAACCTGTTCAAATGGTTGCTTACTCACATCTATAATTGTAAATGTACTATAATCCTGGTTTCGGCCCTTTGAAACATCAACAGTCATTACATATTCATGGTCCTTTTTAGGTTGTTCATATATAAAAACATTTTCCTTATAAAACTCTGGATCTCTACTCTTTTGTGCTAATAAATGATTTGCACTAATAAGAGTATTACCTCTTCCGTGGAATGTATTACCAAACTCTTGCTCAAACTGTAATTCCGAAGTATTCGCTACAGTTTCCTGCTTCCACTTTTCATCTCTTCCTGGTACATCCCACCAATCAACACGAAATGGCTTAAATTCATTTGTTTCTTGTACAGCACCTTCCCACAGCTTATGGTATATATTACCTATTCCATTAGCTGTAGATGTAATCACAATCTGTGTATCTTTACCAGCAGATACCACAGGATATGTAGAAGTATAAAACTGTGCATCATTTTCTACAAATGCAAACTCATCTAAAAACAATAAGTTAATAGACAAACCACGAATAGAACTTCCAGATGTAGCCGAAGCTACTATCTTAGAATTATTACTAAATTCTACACTACCTTTATTTAAAGCCTTACAACCTGGCTGTAAAAAGAATGGTAAATTCTCTAAAGCCAATGTGATACGTGCTAACATCTCTCGTGCAACTGCACCTTTGTTTGCCAATATTGCTATGGTTTTTTCAGGGTGAAATACCGCATACCATAACAAATAAACAACAGATGATATTGATTTACCACTTTGTCTACAAGCCAAAACAATAGAAAATCTATTATTCTTAAAATGATTAAACATTTTCTCTTGGTATGGATATAGGTTAAAAGGTACTAATCCATCATCAAGTGAAATAATTTTCACATAATTCTTTGCGAAGTATGCAGGATCCTGCATGCACTTCTGATACTCTAGAATTTCTTCCTTTGTAAAAGAAGTTTCGACTCCATCACGCTTAACATTAGGATTGCCAAGGTAACCAAATTCGTTATTCTTGACTCTCTGCATCTATTACATTATCCTTATTTAATAACATTCTTTGTAGGTCAGTAGTACTACCAACAAACATATTATTATTGGTCACTGTTTTTGCTTCTTCTCTTTCTTCCTGTGTTAAGTCTTTTTTCTGTTTTTGTAAGTTCATTAACTTTTCTGTAGTATCACCAATGTTTTTGATTGTTTGTGATAACACTTCAAAAGCTCTTGGGTGTTCTGATTCACGAGCTAATTCGGCCAGAACATCCATGGATCTTGTACCAGTAAAAATTAAATCCTTATATGTCTTACGAGAAAACTCATAATCATCTTTAATATCTTTATCAAACTTTAAAGGTCGATCTTGTTTTACTTCAGGTAGGTTTTTTTCTAAACTTGCCAACATTTTTTCTTTCTTATCCATTATTCAGTACCATCTTGTGTAATAGTGGTTGTCACTGTGTAATCATCAGCATCATCACTAGCACCTACAGTAAAGTCCATTTCTTCGAACAAGGCTGTAGTATTATCCTTATCATGGAAATCAATATTAACCTCTCGTATAATATTTTGATCGCCAGTAGGACCATAAAATTTCATTTTCATTGTAAAGTCTAATTGATATATTAATACCCTACGCTCTACAAAATCGCCTTCGTATTGATCCTCTATTTGAACACCACCCAATATAATAGCCACATCTTGTTTATGATTAAAATCTGAAACTGGAGTAATGGTAACATTATACTCTGGTGAGAAATAAGGTAATATCTGCTCTACTATTTGTAAACCATCATCTTGATTTTTTGCCATAATATATAATGACATTGCAATATCATACGATGTATAGTGTTTAATTGTTTTCTTTTTCGTTACATCAGACCCATGCGTCTCAGTAATCTGATTTCTTTTTGCTAATTTTTGAGTTGTATCTAAAGAGATCCCTGTAATTTCAAACGCCATTCTCGGCAGTTTAATTGCCATTCCAGCATCAAAACCTGTCTCTTGATCTAAACGTGCTAGAAATTTCTGTTTAGGTCCATAAGCTAATGGTACTCGTATTTGATTTAAAATACTACCATCCGACGCTTTTCTTGCTACCTTTAAATTATTAAAGAGTGTACCAAATACGGCAACTGATTTACGCATTGTTGCGTGATAAAAATGATCACCAAACATTAGTATGTCTCCGATGGATCACCAAATGGATTTGACTCACTAAAGTCAATAAATCCATCTGCGTCTAATTCAAAATCAATATTCTGTGCAGCTTCATCTGTTGCCCATGCTTGACCTGTGGTGTCTGTAAGGTCACTATATATTGTAGCAATAGTACCTGTATATTCTGATGTTCGACCCGTTATTGTTCCACCAACCGTAAAGTCTTTTGCCGATGTTGTACCTGAAGCTCCAATATTTGATACGAATATTTTACTTGATATATCTGATGTTTTAGTTCTTTGTTGAACCTCACCAAATACTTTAACTGCAGGAGTATCTCCAACAGCAGCTACAAGAACTTGTTCAACTATTTCTCCAACCTCAAAATGATTACCACCTGTAATTGTAACATCCATAGGAAGTTGATAAGCAACCTTAGCTGTTGCATCATCTACTACAGTAATACCTGTATCAAAGTCCTCATCATTATATTCAAATAAGTTACAAGTTAATTTATAAACAGGTAAATTAGATAACTGATAGAATGGTTGATCATCTTCCACAAATGAGATTTCAAAAAATGAATTGGTCATTGGTAAGAAGATTAAATCTCCTTCCTGTGGTCTTGGGTCTATTGTGTTATCATCAAAGACACCAACTCTTGTTTCCCATCTTCTGCGTGATACTATAAAAGTGGCTTCATCTCGTATTTCTAATCCAAACTTAGAGTATAAATCACCCGAACCTTCAAAGCCTTCATTGTTTTCAATGTACATTTCTAAGAGATATGCATCATCAAACTTAGATGCAGGATCTTCATTTAATATATCATCTCTATTAACAAGAGTACGAGGAATGTAATAGACATCTTGTCCATATATTTGGAGTGATTCGATTATCAGGTCTTCGTAAAGGTTCTGTTCAGATTTTACGGCCTGAGAAAAATATACATTTCTCGGCATGTTTTATCCTGTCATGAAGTCGACTGGTTTTTCCCAATTCAATCGTGCTTCTTCTGTTAATTCTTTTATCTCTTCGTTTGCGTCATCAAATAATTGTCGACCATTAAATGTAACTCCACCAGGCATAACCATACCTTCAAACTTAATTAGGTTTTGACCCCATTGTTTTTTCATTAAAGCAGTTGCATATCTTTTAAGAAAATAATCATTATATACATCTGTATAAGTTTCTGGATCGATAATACGATAGCATTCAATGACTAGGTTGTCTCCTACTTCCACTTCTTCTGACCAATCCATAAAAATTTCTAATCTGTTCTTATGTCGTTCAAAATTTACATGTTTTTCGTCTGAATCAACCACTAAATCTAAGAGTGCTAACCATTGTTGTGCCATGACATATTCTGTTAAGCTTCCCATAAAGCCTAAAGCGTATATATCATTTAAATGAATTTGATAACGAATATCGAACATATCCGTTGATGATACTGTTTCTCTTAATGGTAAGACGCGAACTACATCTGTAACTAAATCATTAATGGGTATATAACCATTATCAATATCATCTTGAGTTACTACATGTTTGAGATATACTTTCTCAATCGCATCATCATGATAAAATTGATAGAATTGTAGAGCTTCGTCTATTCTATCATCAAGTTGATCTTCATCAACATTAATTTCAATTACTGGTGCACCAAGTGAGCGTAAGCAATAATCGATAAGGGTTGTTCTACTGTTTGGTTGAGCCATAATTAATTCCTATTATACTTCTATTTATAATAGTTTGCACTTCAATTGTAATTTATGCGTCTTCTAATGTTTGTATTCTTTTTATTCCTATGGTTTATCAGGCCATTCAACAGTTAAATAACTGTTATAAGTTTCTGTTATATCTCTTAAAGCCTGTCTATAGGTTACATACCTATTTTTTAATTCTGTTGGTACATCATCACCCTGTGACCAATCAGTTTCAGCTAACAATTTATCTCGTTCTCTTCTTAATAAAGCAAGATTTGTTGCTGCAATTTCTTCATCTGTAATTGTAATCTCAGGAATATTTTCAACTCCTTGCATACCTGCTGCTAAGACCTCGTCGTAGTCCTCTCTGCGCATTTCAACTGTACCATCTTCTCTTGTAAATTTAATCCATTTTATTTCTGCCATTAGAATGCTCCCGATGTGCTACTACTATATGCAGTAGAAGCTATAGCCACTGTGAATGGTGCCATTGTATGTGAACCAACAAATTGTGCCCATAAAATTCCACCTGTATAATTGCTTGCTATTTGTAATACTAAAACTAATTTATTATCTGATGAATAATATGGGGTTTTAAAGTTATATGTTGTATCTCCTGTGTCTTGTATAGTAGGAGAATAAACATAACTTACTCCAGTGTATGTATATCCTGTTATTGATGTATCCATATTTTGTTGGTCATAAGAATAACCTTTATATTCAAATCTAAACATAATATTAGATTTAGGTACATTTGTTTTTATATGTAAATAAGCTCCACTTCCTGTTCCACCTGGATTACTAGAAGGATTATGAGCTATACCTCCTAAACATACGCGTTGTCCACGATTATCATCGCCACTTGTAAAACCACTTTCATATACTTCATGTTTTGTTCCGTCTTCTATTGTTAGGGTTGGATTTCCATTTGCAGTTAAACCTACTTGGTCTAATTGTCGAAAATAAACTCCAGTATTTTCATCCCAAGTACCTGAACCATTACTACTAGCATATGCTGGATAATTTGCGGCTGTATCTCCAGAGGAGTATTGTCTTACTGTTAATTGTCCACCATCACTTGAGGCCGGTCTTCTAAAAGCACCCCATTCATAAACTGAACCTCCAGGTGCACTAGATGTTGCAATAAATGTATTATTATCAGGAAATTGTAAACCATCAGAACGTAATCTAAATACTTCTGTATTATTAGTACCAAAACTTACCACAGCATTTTGCTGAGAACCAATTTCCATAGCATTAGTACCATAACTTTCTACTCTTCCAACATAACTTGAATTGGACCAACCAGTACCACTTGTGGTATACATATAAAGATTTTCGCCATAACTTGTGGTACGACTTACTTGAATACCAGTTATGCCTGCACCATTTGAGGCTACAAAACCTGTATTTCCACCAGTGACTGTTAATTTTGATGGAGGTGCTACATCACCAATACCCACGTTGCCTTCAGGCCGCATTGTTATAACATTATGAGTTGTTGGACTGTTGTTATTATAATCAGAAGCAATAAACTCTAATGTATTCCCCCTAGAATTTATACTATTTGTCTGTGCAAATATTCCATAAGTTGGATTTCTAAAATCAATTACAGCTTGATTGGTTGCAGGGTCTGCTGTTTTTATGTGTAATAAAGCACTAGGACTATCAGTGCCAATTCCAACATTGCCTGAACTATTAATCCTCATTCGTTCTGAACCGCCAGTATAGAATAGAGTGGCATCTGCTCCGTTTTCGGCTAAAATTACTAAACCTGTACTATCATTTGCATAGATTCCACCATATCTAGTTCCAGCTTTTTGAAGTCTTATTTCTCCACCTGAAGTGCCATCAATATCTAAACCACCCCAACCTGAACCATTATATACATCTAAATTTACAGTTGGACTACTCGCTCCAATACCCACGTTGCCACCAGTATCAACCACTATACCAGAAGCTCCATCCGGCCCATTAAGTTTTACATCACCAGTCTGTGCATCAAATATTCTATTTCCACCAACATCTATATAAAGTCTATTTGCTAAAAATTTTAATGAGGTATCTGTATCACCGTCATGAACAATTCCTGTTCCAGTGTATACGGTATCAACATTAATATTCTTATTAAAATCCCATTCATCATTAGTACCATCGTAAGTAATAGTAGCACTTGCTCCGTCTACTGTAATACCAGCTCCATTGGCTGCTGCAGCATTTGCCGCACCACTTGCTAATGTAATATTTAAATCATCAACAGTCATTGTTGTACTATTAATTGTAGTTGTAGTACCATCAACTTGTAAGTTACCTGCTACGACAAGTGTTCCGGTATTATCACCGACTGCCGCAGGGTCTATTGTAAATGTTGCTGGTCCTGCAATGTATCCTGTTGTTAATATATTACCTACACCTGCAGCTAATTTAGTATCTACATCTGAATCTGTATAACCAGCAGGTACTGAATCAAAAGATAAGGTTCCACTACCATCTGTTTTTAGAAATTGACCTGCAGTACCATCACTACAATCTAAATGTGCTATTGTGATACTATTATCTGCAAGTGCAGTAGCATCTATTGCTCCTGCTTCGATAATTGCTGATGTGATTTTTGTTAATGCCATGTTATCCTATGCTCTTAGTGTTTGTAATAGTTTCTATTTTTGCTGATACTTTTCTTAATTGATTGTCT